CTATGCATCGACGCATGTGACTCATCGCCCGAACGGCACATCAATGTCGTGAGTCTCAGCGAGGTGTCTACCAATGACACGCTGCACGTCGTCTACCTCGTTGGTTAGTAGGTCAGACGATGACTTTCTACCGAATAACGCCTCTTGTACTTTATCCCACATAATGAGCTTAACCAGCTCCTTAGTTGGTGAGATCGACATCGTTACGACTTGTTGCATATCCTTGCCCCGAGCATCCAGCTCCCGGGCGACATGCGCGCAGTAAGCGTAGATGGCTTTGTTTTGTTGATTAGTGCGTGTCTGTGGCTTGATCTGATAGGTCAGCTTTTTATCCACATTAGCCATGATGAAGTTACATAGCTCACGCGCCTGATGTTCGTTGTTGACTACCCAGTTATGGCTGCTCACGAGTCAGTCTCTCCCCGGTCTTTGTGTAGCACCGGCCATACTTATTGAGAAAATACTCCTGATGCGTACCTAAGAAGTCGTGATACAGCTCGTCTTCCAGCTCCATATCCCGAGAGCTGATTTTACCACCTTCCGACTTAAACTTCTGCGTGAAAGGTGAGCCACCACTATCGTTAGCACGCTTCAGCCAGTTGACCACAAACCTTGCGCCATTGACTTTACGCTTACCGGGATTAGCGTCAGCCCAGTTAGCTATGGCTGCCAGCTCCTTATGCACATCGATCTTATCGTAGGCTCTCTGCCAGTTGATAATCTCCTCATCGCTTGGCTCGTAGTAAGTACCATCCTTTAAAACAATCATTCACACCCCTTTTAATGCCAGAGCAAGCTCTGACATGAAGTTAGTTAATAATGGCGAGCGTTAATTACTGTATCGAATCTTGTCATCTATCCGCTTGATCTGCTCTCGACCAGCGGGGCGCATCATGAAGAGGGTCAACTCCGCTCCGGGGTTCTTCGGTTCCCCAGCCTAACGCCCAGTAATCTCTGACTTAAAGAAAAGAAGTGTGTAGAAAGGTAACACTTTGTTACTGATCGTAACGAGTTGTCACTTGTTGTAACGTGACGTACAATACACAAATCTTCTCTCTTAGCCGAGGTCGAAGATACCACAACATTGACCCCCTTAGTCAACATAGTGGAACTCCCGTGACTCCCCCTCTCTTGAGGGGGTTTCTTTTTCTAGGATTGCAACGGCATAAACCACTCGGCAATCTGCACTGACTCACCGTATCTGTTTAACACCGTCTTCCGCTCAGAGAAGATTTTGTACCCCTCTGCCCTTAGCTCACTGATACGTGCTGGGCATTCAATAACCCCTAAATCATCCCATGCACTTAACCTAGTTAGCCGCTTGCCGCTCTTTAGGTGCGACAGAATCCTTTTCTTCTGACTCATAGCTCTTTCTCCCGTAAGAACTCAGTAATTGGCACGCCGAAGTAATCAGCCAGCATGCCAAGTGTGTCCACTGAATCAATTTGCTGTCTCCAGCGATATACAGTGGCCCTAGAGACGTTTAACTGCGATCCGAGGTGTGAGCCTGCCTGATCATTAACGTCCGTTAAAAGCTCGCAGAAACGCTCTGCGGCCTGCCTAGAATGGGATATCACTATCATCCCCTTGATCGATAGCCTGACGTGCCTGTTGCATGCCCTGCTTGTGGACATCGTCCTTTAGCTTGGTTGTAAGGCGCATGTAGGTATTGCCATTCTTATCCTTAGCCAACCATGCATTCAGCCAGTGGTCATTGCCATTGACGTCCATGTAGCTGCCCTTGTAGTCAGGGTGCTTTTCATCGGCCTTCTTGTCGTTCTTAAACAGAACGCCCCGGTTAGTGTTGTCATACTCCATTTGCTAACTCCTTTCTTGCTTGGCTAAATGCGTCGTTACCTTTACAGGCCGCCCGCTCTTCGGTTGTGAACATCCCACCCTTGGTAGGCGCTCTGAACAGTATTGCCATCGTGTCGTGGCTGATATCGCCCCACATCCCAGCGAGTGAATACCAATCCTCATTGGCAATTGCTTCCTTTGCGCCGTTGATCCAATCCCAATGCTCACGAACGGCCTCGTTGTACTCCAGCAACTCACTGTCTTCACTAGGCTTAGCATCTTTGAAATCTTCGGCCTCATCCTCTGAGTACACGTAACCATGTAGGCCGGCCAGCTTTAGGATCACGCGGTCTTTGGCGCGCTTCTCTGCCATCGCAAATGGATAGGCATTCTTGCAGTTGTTTGGCGCAACCTCTCCAATCGACCAAGCCTCCATGTCGCCTAGTCTCCCAGTGACCTGAATGGCTACCTGCTTGTTAACTGGGTCGGTAACAAGGTGAACAGGCGCATCGAATGCAATACCTTTCTTTGCGGCGATCTTCTCAAGTGCCTTGTGCAGGATTACGCGCGTGCCATGACAGTCCCAAGTAGATGTCTTGGCCGTCTCGCCAATCTCTTGTAAAACGTCAATGACGGGCTGTGGAATGTCACTCATTACTTAATCCTCCATACTCGCACGTTGCCAAACTCATCGACGGTTCTAGACTTGCCATTCATGCCGAAGCGCCGCAAGGCACGAATCATCTCACCACGAGCGCGCTTGTTATCCCAAGAAGCGCAAAGGCGCTTAGCTGTTTCGTCGGTAAGTAAAACGCTATCGCCTACTTCCATGTTTTTAATAAACTCCCATTTGTAGCCGTGAGGCCCATAGTCGTTAATATCAACGCCCTTATCTATTTTCATAACTAAGCTCCCTTTGCCATTTCTTCATAGGTCACGTCCTCGTAACCCTGTTGCGGTGCTGCACTCTGCGCATACTCTACGCGTGCAAGCTCCTCGCCTGCCGCATACCCTTGCGAAAACGCATCCGACATGCGCGGCCTTAGCTCCATATATCGACCGTGATAGCCGGTCTCAAAGCCGTGCCTAAACTCCCTAGCTAACATGCGCATCGCATGCTCCCAGCTCTTAGTTAAAACCTCTTCGTAATCAATCATTGCGATCTCCCGTCGATCTCATGCATTGGTGATAGCCGTTGTAATAGGCGTCAGTTTTGTACTCCTGCGCAAGGATCTTTTCCTCACAGTCAGTCCAGCCGGCAATAAATGCCTGCTCACACAGCTCAAGGTAATCCTGTAGCCGTGCATCCATCTCAGCCTCGCCGATAGTCTTAGGCCGGTCAGTAATCCAGAACAGCGCGTCCAGCTCTTCTTGGCTTAGTAACTTATCGCTCATAGCGACATCCCCCTCTCGTATTTGTAAGCAGAAAGGTCATCAGGCTCGCCCATTTGCGCGCTGTGTTTGTGCGACTCCTCCACGAGATACTTCTCAAGGAACCAGCGACAGCCATCCCAATACAGGTCGCGCGCAGTATTGACCCACGGCCCTGACGCCTGACTATCGACAAACAGATTCATCAGCCACTCGGCCATGTCCCTTCGACACGACTCGTCATTGGCTTTATAGAACACCTCAAAAATAGCGGTAGACATCAGCTCGTCGTAATCATTAAGAAACGCCCACGCAACTAGCTCGCCACGCATTTCGCCAACGATTAGATCAATGTCTGATTGCCAACCCGGAAACCTCTGATTGAGGTCATAGATATCAACGTACATAGCTTTCTCCCGTATGTGCTTAATTGCACAATAGAGATACTACATACATGCACGGTGTGTTGCAACATCTGAAACAGATATCGTTATAGTCACCTTGTTAGGTGTGTCGCCTGACGCGACAGAAGGGTGTTCTACGTGGAACTTAAGGGTACTCTCCGGTGCTGATCATGTGGGCTACTTCTTGTGCCCGGTTGCCTACCTGACTGGCCCAGCGTGAATCCAAAAAGTGTTCTGCTGCGTCTGCGTATGCACCGACAGCCATAGAGGCAAGGGCGTTCTTAAAGTTAGCCAACCGGCTAAGGCCTAAGTTGAAGCACATATTGATCAGGGCGTCTTGTCGCACCTCATCGAGATCAGAAAACCACGAGTACGTCCCTAGCTCATCACGGCACCGGGCAATGTCATTCTCTAACAGGTAATCGATCTCGTCGTCTGATAAGCCAAGACCAGAATCGGCAATGTTTCGCCCTACACCGATAGTTTCGTAACCGGCAGAGCATAGGTATACGTGCTTGCGTACACCCTCGTGGATTCGTAATTGATCAGATAGTTTGCTCATTTGCCACCCGACTTACTTGCACCGAAGTAAAAGCTCACCACAGAAGACACGATGCCCCCGAGATAACCCAACACCAAGTTAACGACATTGAGATCGTTGTCGTCGCTAGGCTGGATAGTAACGAGAAGGACATAGCCGCCAAAAAGCAGTATGGACAAAAGCGCAATAGCTCTTGCCGTCCAATCTTCCGAAAACGATTCCCTCGCATGCTGGGTATCCTTCGTTTCTAACGTGAACACATCAACTTCAAGCTCTTTCATCCTGACTTCAAAGTCAAGTTCGGCCTTCTTGATCTCGGCTAACTGCTCCGGTGTGGCCGTCTGTAAGGCCTTTTCGATCTTCTGTGGCGTAGGCTCACAGCCCAATACTTGTGCCAGCATGCCGGCCGCAGCGCCTCCTACGGGGCCGCCTAAAGCCGCACCGATGGTGGGGGCCAGCTCACCTACCAAACCCTTGATTGCGTCAAACTTCATCCTAAATACTCCAAGCCTTTCAGCAGGCCAACTATGAGAACTGTGTTACCCCAGATCATCCGCTCTAGCTTTTTGAATTGCACGCCACCGTCATCGAGTCGCCGCTCGATTCTGTCGAGCCTATCGTCTATAGATTTACGAAGCACTTCGCACTCCGCTTGGTGTACTTCTATCCGCTTCAGTGCCTCGTGTGCCGTATCCATTACTTATCCGCTAGTGGGTTGTCTAATGCCTTCTGAACGAGCGCCTCTAACCGCTCCTCCAGCTCCTTCATATCTTGATCTTGTGACGCACGTAACTGTTCACGTCGAGTCTCAAACCGCTCATCCGCGGCGTCTATCATCTCTCGCGCGTCTTTTTGCACAGCATCCATAGCATCACGTAACTCTCGTGTATTGCCTCGCACTAGATCCTCAGTGCGGTCTGCCTGCTGTTCAATCCTGATTATATCATCGCGCAAGCCGTTTTTAATGTCCCGACTATACTCCACGGCCTCGGTCACCTTTGTATCCATGACCTCCATCTGCTGCTGATACGCCCCAAGGTCTAACGTCGCAATTTCCTCGACCTTTTGGTACATCAAAAACCCGCCATACAGGGTGCCGCAAAGACTACTCACCACACCAAAGGCCGCGATACGCGCACCCCAAGACATCCGGGATACGTGCCCGGTTACCATCTTGACCTGATCTTCGATGTCTTCGCTCAATTCTCAAACTCCCCCTCGCTATCCGCCATCCTGCGCAGGTTTTCTACCTCACGCCGCAGCTTTAGCACCTCTAGCTGTTTTTTCTCCAGCTCTAGCTTGTACAGGGTGTTGCAGTTAATGCGCTCTTCCGGGCCGTCTAAGGGGATCACAATGCGCGCATAGACACCGATATCTTTCCGCTGAGGGTTGATAGGGTCACGGCCGGAAAAAGGATCTTCAGCATTGTTAATAATTCCCGTAACACCAAACTCTAGGTTCGTACCGCCACCTATCGCGTTAGAGCAGTCAAGGTCGCCAGCCCGGAACTTGTCCGACTGATAGCTAGTAGGCCCGCTAGGTAGCTGTAGGTTTAACGAGTTATTCTGCCCGTAAGCGCTGGCACACAGAAAAGGCAGTAAAAATGCAATTCTCTTCATAGTAGTGGCGGCTTAAATTTAGAGCATATTCGCGAGGCGATTACCGTGCCTTCAAAGTCATCACGCCGCAACTTAGACTGCGAGCAAATATAGTGCGCGCGCCTTGCGTCAGACTCCCTGATATACACGTCGAAAGTAACGTGCGACAGGTACTCCAGCTTTAATATGCGATAACCAGTGACAAATGGCACCGGATTCCACTCGGCATCAAAGACGCCTACCTCATACCACTCGACGTCTTGCCGCTTGTTAAACATCCGCATCTTGGTCTGCATAATGTCGTCAACATAGGACGGCTTCAGACGGGGATACGTAGGCAGCATCTCGTGCGCCTGCGCAGACGTTGCAACAGACGCAAGAATTACCGCTAGTGTTTTGTAAAACATCCTCAGTTGGCGATACATTCTGCCATCACGATCGCACGATACTGACCGCCGGGGAATGACCGGCCGTAACCGTATTCCGCTTTGCTCGTAACCTTAAACCACGTAGATCCCGCGGTGTGTAAGTCAAACTCGCTCGTGTACTCGTATTGGATTTTGTCGGTCTCATAGTCAGACATCGCTGTATCTGAAACCTCGCTCACCTCGACATC